ATATTATTGATAATTCTATCTGCTTTTTTCCTATTTCCATGCGTTAAATCAATAATATGGGCATAGATGTTACTTTTTCTCATTAAGTCGCTCAAATAGGGCAAAACAGCGTTCTTTAGTGCTCCCCTCTCAATCCCAATACTCAAAGGCTTGTAGTCCCGAATAGCCATCAAGATGTTCACAGCAGTCGTTCTAATATCCCATCTCCCGTGGATAATCTTTTCAACAAACCACTTCCCATCCTCCGTTACATACACTACGCAGATAGCGGACTCATCTAGTCTCTTCTTAGCGTTACCCGCTTGCTTGGCAACTTCCTCGAACCCCGCTAGGTCAACAGAGATATAGAACGACCCCTTATTAGGTCTTTCACAAAACTTAACCCATTCCTCTTTAAAAACGTCCGACCCCGCATTAGAGAAGGAAGCCATGAACTCTTGTTTAAAAGCAAAGGTACTCAAGGTCTTTTTAGCACTTTCTATCTCAGATGGGTCGATCAAAGGGTTATCAGCAGTGGTAAAGTGCCAACTCTTCCAATCAGGATCATCTCCACTCTCACCTAGCTTAAAGGTATCGTGAAACCAGTTCCTACCCTTTGGAGTGCCGATGAACAAGGCCCTACCCTTCTTGTCTGACAGAGAAGCCCGTATAACCTGTTCCCAAGCCTCTGGTTTAATGTCCGCTACCTCGTCTAGTACAGCGTAAGTTAAAGAGACTCCACGTAGCGTATCAGGTCTATCCGCACCCCTAACGTATATCCTAGCCCCGTTTATCAGGGTAATGTCTAGGTTGTTTACGTGGGAGTTCGTAATAACATCTCTGCCAAGGTCTAGCAATAAGTCCCAAATAATCTGTCTCGATTGCCCCATAGTAGGACTAACATAAAGAACCGCAGAGCCTTGTGGACACTTTAAACCCTCTATCAACAGGGTAACTGCCGCCATACGACTTTTACCGCACCTACGCCCAGCAGCGACTACTTTAAACCTTGTTTTGTCAGCAAAGACCTCTTGTTGCCAAGGAAGTAGACTAAAGTTCAAATCAGCCATATTTAGCCTCTACATCCTGTGGTTCATCAGTCTCAATCACTGTAGGCTCTTGCCCTAACCCTGTAATGTTAATCGTCACAGCACTCCTTTGACTCTTATCTTTTTCAAACAAAGAAACAGGTAGAGTCCTATCTAAACACATCTTCAAAGCTACCAATTGATGAGGATGCTCATCATTAAGGGCTATCTCTATTACCTTCTGAGCAACATCCTTACCCCCAGACCTAATCATTAGCTCTTTAAGCTCCTTAAGACGTTGATGGTCTGTCTTAGGTAGTACAAGGGGCGGATTGTCAGCAAACCTCTGTATGGTCATCTTGACGCTTCCCTTGGGTCTTCCTCGTCCTCTTTTTTCCATTTTCTCCTCCTTGGAATGGATTAGTTCATTTTGGCTTTTTCTAAGGATAGGGTGTACCACAAATATCTACCAACCCTACCTACCCCCTCCCCCCCCATCATCTCACCACCTATCGTTTACCCTCATGGTTATCCTTACAGTACTGTCTATCCTTACAGGTTAGGGTTTACCCTTAGCTAAAGGTTATGCGTTTTTTGCATAACGTGTAGAAGGGGTTGATGCACCTTTTTCGATGTACTTGTCTTTTTGTTTATCAGTGTTCTATCCTATTCATTCCCTATTGATTCCCTTATGTCATCCCTTATTGGTTTACTTGTATCGGGGCTGTTTGTTGTTCCGCGACCTATTTGTAAGGAATTCAATTCCATGCCTGATCTATATCCCTCATTGTGGGCGTACTGATAAAGGTCTAATACATTCTCGAAGCCTTTGGACAAGTCACCATTTCCCGCCGCCAACAGTATCATTCTCTGAGGGTCTGACAATCTTCTGAGGAAATTCCTTGTCTGAGGGCTTGAGGGTCTACCCGCCATTTCTATCCCTTGAATAATTAAATTAAAATAATTGTACTTTATTAGGGTTTGTCCTAATAGTTTTTTCTTTTTTTGTCGTTACTATCCCTATACGTTCAACGTGAACGGGTTACTTGATAGGCTTCAAAATGAACACTTATTCAATTATTTGTTGGCACAATTCAGCGACAGAAGGCACTCACCAAAGTGTACTTTTCAGCGCCCGCACAATGGGCAAGGTACTGAGGGACTTCGAGCGTTATCTGTCACTCAGCGAACGTATGCGCTCATTTAATAAGCACAATCTAATCCAGCTCGTTCACATCGATCAGGGCGTGATCGCTCACTTTCCAGCATCATTACGTTAAAAAGGCTACACAATGAAAAACACTTTTTTAGACTACTTGACGGCTATCGGCTTGGGATTGTGTCTCTGTATTGGCCTCATGGCTTATTTTGACGTTTTGATTAAATAAGGGGTTCATATGAAAATTATCGTTCACATTCAAGGCAACTCAGAGAAAACCTTTAGTTCTATCACTGAGGCTTTATCGTTTGCCCGTTTGCAAGTGTACGCAACTCAAGCCACAATTATTAGGGCTTTTGATACCTTGCAAGATGGAAACCTCGCACAATGGGACTACGGGTTTACCTCAGTTGCGGTATATCCTGAAACCTGACAATCTAGCGGGTAAGCTCACGGGCTGGGCTTATTCGATGCACTGTCGCATCATTTCAATTCAAAAGGCTTCAACATGAAATTCTCTATCAAGCGCAAAGATATCCGTGCAATGTTGCACTTAGCGGCTAAAAAAGATATTCGCTATTATTTGCAAGGTATCAACGTAGTCAGGGACAATCGGGGTACTTATATCGAAGCAACTGATGGGCACATCATGGGCCGTTTGCTTATCGATGGCATTAGATCAGACATTAAGCAAAATGTTGTTTTGCCTACTGAGGCACTCGCAAAGCTCAAGGGTACAAAAAAGCAAGGTGACGAATGGCTCAGTTTTTCCGTTGACGGCTTTGCAGTAGAGTGCATTGATAGTCAATCGACAACCCGTTTTTCTGCCCATGATGCACGTTTTCCCGATACTGATCGAGTTATTCCAATGGTTTTCAAGGATGAGGATGTAAAACCCTCAACATTTAACCCTGATCTACTTGTCCGCTTTATGGATGTTTCAGAAGAACTCTACGGAAAACGTCAAATTCCAATGGTTTTGCAACGGGGTAGTCAATCTTCTATTGTCTCATTCCCTCAGATGGATGACGCATTTATCGGGGTTATCATGCCTACCCGTGAATTTGCACCCGCCAAAGTGCCTGAATGGTGCTATTTGCCCTCAGTGAAACCCGTAGAATCCACTGAAACCGCTTAATTTCAGACTGCAAAGCCTCTTAACGGGGGTTTTGTGGCCTGCAATTCGCAGGTTTTCAACATTCAAAAGGCTTTAACATGAAAACTACAGTTTATTTCTCAGAATTTTGCGATTATTTCCAGAAAATCCGTCCCGATAATTTTTCATATCAGGGTTTACGTGTTCTTTATGATTATCTCGAAGATATTGACGCTGATTTTGAATTAGACGTTATTGGATTATGTTGCGATTTTGCAGAATCAGATTATGAAACCATTGCCACTGATTATTCCATTGAGTTAGACCCTGAAATGGACGAAGATTACCAAAAACAGCAAGTAATCGAGCATTTAGAGGGTGAGGGCGTCTATTTAGGCGATTCGATCAATGGCATCATTTACAGGAATTTCTAAAAATGACTTTTTATACTTTTCTCATTGAGTTTTATCCATACCCTGATTGTGTTCACGCTGAATATGACGAAATAAGCGCAGAAAACCTAGAAGATGCGGTGGCTGAACTCAAAAAATATCACCCTGACGCTGAAATTCTTAATACTTACATTCACACATCAACTCTAAAGGCATAAAAAATGAGCCATCTATTAGGTATCGACTTTATGTATGACACACCAAAAAACAGGACAGTTGTTGAAAAGATAGTTCAACAATTCAATGGGCAAATGGATTGTGTGACCGATAAAAACGCTGTTTTTGTTTTTAAAGATGCTGATTCAATGAAAAAAGCAGATCACGAGCTTTATAAGTTGGGCATAGTTTGCGACTCTGTAGAAAGTGCTTAATGATTTACGCTTGCATTGCCCTAGTTCTGCGAATAATTAGCGGAAAACGCTAAACCCTCAGACCCTCTCAGGAGGGTTTTTTCTTGTCTGGCATAGGTTGGGATGGGCAAGCCCTCAAAAGAGCCTAGAAAGGGCTTTTAGAGCCTTTGGTGGGCATTTCCTCGCATAATCTGCGGATGGTTTCGTTCAATGCCTCTATCTGATCCATCTTAGCAATCGACCACGCCCTACGTTGCCCATGCCATCCCATCACTGGATTTCGGTGGCAATCGACACATAAGGCGATGCAAGTGTATTGCAGACCTTGTTTGTAATGGTGGGCTTCTGATGGTGGTGGTGCTTCGCAGACTGAACACGGGAGACTCTTAACCCTTGCAAGGTGTAGCCTCTCCTTTGCGTTCAGTTTGTTATTCACTGGGTTGCCTTCATTTCCATTCGGGCAGAGTATTGCTCTGTTCGCCACACCTCAATTCTTGCTTGTGCCGCAACCATAAGGTAACGAAAACGCTCTTCCTTCTCCACGGCTTCCCTGATTCCTTCAAGTATTTCGATGTAGTCGGCATGAGCATAGGCAAAGGTTTCTTGTTTGCCAAGAACTTCTGTTCCCGCTTGGCTCATAAGTTGTGCCTTGCGGGACTTTAAAAAACCCTCAAGAAAGATTCGACTAGCTTTAGCCTTGCTGTAGGGTTCTGCTGTGTCAATCAAGAACTGGATTGCTTTGGTGGGTTCGTTCATACATCCTCGGTTTTATAGTTCAGTTTGTGGTGCTGAAAACGCATTGCCGCTTCACACTCCAACTCCTTAAAAGCCTCGTCACTTAGCAACCCAATGACATTGCGAGTTTGATACCAAACTTCTTTGATTGACTCGTTATAAGTGCCATCCTCGTCTGATGAATACTCATAAACTACTGTAACGATCTCGCTACCCGCACCAATGGTGGTGTCAAATTCCCAAGTTGATTCCATGATGTAACTCCTGTTAAAAATTAAATCTTACCTAATTGCTTGCGTAATACCATAGGGACTTACCCTAAGTCTTCCTTAACCATTACTTCTACTGCTGGGGTTTCTGCATAGACCTTGGTCACATGAAGATTTGTTACTTGTTTGTCATCAAGAATAATAATTCCTCCTTGGATCGCATCAAGGTGGCACTTGGCAACATTATCAATATCGGGCTTCTTTGTTGGCTTGAGTATTCCTTCGAGGGCATCTTTTCGCTTTTGTTTTGAGAAAGACTTGGGTATCTCAACTCTGATATAAATTGCGACTGTTACGGGGGTTTCTAGGGGCGGTGAAGCTCCCATTGCGGCTCTCGCCATATACCTGATTTCATCCTCGTAGGTCTTTGTTTTCTCAGGGGTGTAAGCATGGGTAAATGCTCCCCTTCTGGCAAACCTTGGTCTGCCCTTGCCTATTGGTTCACCATAAACTGTATACATAACAACAAAAGTCATAGAAGTGTCCCATCTTTGATTCGGTTCATATATTCCCTAATTCTGTCTCTAGCACCTATGCCATAGATTCTCTCGGCTCGTTCTAATCTGCCACGCACAAAGTCTCTATCTTTGTTTGTTTCCCAAGTGCGGTAGAGTTCCCTTGCTTCTGCTTGCTCTAAGATCACTCTATCGCTTGGGTTTTCTTTATTGCGCCTACTCCAAGTCACCAGTTAACTCCAATGCTTGATTGATAAGACGTACCGAATATGGTACGCCTTCCTTAACTCTGTCTAGCAGTCTCATAGCCTGAAAATAATTCATGCGAAATCCAATGATGTTTGAGCTGTGCGTTTCTTTTGTAGTTTTCCATACTCAGGGTTTAACTCGCACCCAATGTACTGCCTACCAAGGTCTTGGGCTACTTGTGCGGTAGTTCCAGAACCCATGAAAGGATCTAAAACAATCCCTCCAAGTGGAGCACCAGCAAGGATGCAAGGCTCGATTAGTTCTGTTGGAAAAACCGCAAAGTGTGCTCCTGAATATGGCTTTGTATTAACAGTCCAAACACTTCTCTTGTTTGCCATGCCATCAGCACCAAAAACCCTCTCTCCTTTGCTAAACCTATCTCCTTTAGAGTAATCAGCTTGATAACCTTCAGCATTTTTATCTCTAGCTTCAGGCTCACCCTTCATAGGTTCTTTGATCGCAACATGATCGAAATGGTATTTATGAGATTTGCTTAACAGGAAAATGTACTCATGTGCTTTAGTACAACGATCTTGGACACTCTCAGGCATAGGGTTAGGTTTGCTCCAAACAATGTCCTGACGCAAATACCAACCATCTGCCCTCAAAGCAAAAGCAAGCATCCAAGGTATACCAATCAGGTCTTTTGTTTTCAAACCCGTAGCGTGTAACTTGTCTAACTTCCTGTCATTGGCTGGCATATTGTTTCTGCCTTCACGCTGATACTCAGGACTTGCTCTGGCGAAACCATTGCTGTTGCAATAGCTGTCACCAATGTTGACCCACAGAGTGCCATCGTCTTCCAGAACATCCCAAACACATCGGAACACTTCAACCATGTTTTTGATGTAGTCATCAGGGGTATCTTCTAATCCTATTTGCTCATCAATGCGTTTAGCACCGCAGAGGTGGCAGTTTGAGGATGATCCTCCTCTATGTCCTACCTCTGGTCGCAGAACATTAGTTCCTCGCTTGGGATCATTCCACTTGGTAGGCATTGAGATAGAGTGCTCACAGTCAGGATCTCCTCCCTCCCACTTAGCAGTCCCATAGTCTCGCAACCCATAATAGGGTGGGCTTGTTATGCAAGTTTGAGCCTTAACGCCTTGTGATGCCCATTTACGCATAATTTCTCTGCAATCACCAAATTCAATCGTGTTCATGCTTTTCTCCTTAACTCTGCCATCTTGACCAAAACATCTAGCGGAATAGGTGCGGCTTTAAGGTCATCAGCTTTGATCTTTTCCAAAGCGGCATCAGGCTCATTCTTTGAAGGAACTGTGAGCCTCACAATGTCTGCGGGGTTTGGTTTGACAACCCAATCTGCTTTGAATGCTTGCCAACCACGAACAACACATTCCTCCAATGCCTTCTCAAGTGTCCATCCAATCTTTTGCGCTTCGCTTGAAATTGCATCAATAGCTCTCTGGGTTATCGGTGCTCTCTTGGCTTTCCTCAAAGTTTTGAATTCTTGCCAAACAGAATCAGAAACGCCTTCAGGCGTATGTATTTTTATTGGTGAAGGTTTAGATATAGGTGTAGGTGAAGGTGAAGGTGAAGGTGATGTGCTATCTGCCGAGCATACCTCCGAGTATGCTTCAACTATGCTTGGAGCATTTCTTTCCTTCCATCTAGCTTCAGCGCCAGCTTTTCCACGTTTAACATTTGCTTGTTTATTGTGTTTGGCTTTGACCATTTCTGATTCAATTCGATGCTGAACCCATAAACCATCATGTACTTCAAAGAATGGTTGAAGCATACTTCGAGCATTGCTCCAAGCATCGGGAGATAGTTTTGTTATCTGTGCAAGAACTTGGTCATTGTCAGGCGGTGCGCCATTTTTCCAATAATCCATGATAAGCAACAGATATGCACCATGCTGTTCTGTGGTCAACCTAGAGGTTGCAGAAAGGTAATCCGCTATGTATAGCGGCATCCAAATATCGACTTTGGTAGCCATAATTTTTCCTCGCTCTGTCCTCCCTCTTGCAAAAAGAAACAATGGAAGGAGGGGAGGCTCTCTTTTCGATACGCTCATGACTTCGTATCTATCCATGCTTCAAAACATTGTATCAGATATATTGATTGTTGGTAATTTCATTTGTTGGTTTTCTGCCAAACAAACGAATAGCTTGGTTGTTCATAGAAGCATATTCAGACTTAGTGAAGATACCTTTAGCGTTTCTGATGTCAAACGGAGTTAGTAGATCACGAGGTTCTTCAACCTTTTCAGCCTCAATCATATGTGGTTCTAACGTGTACTGAGAAACCCAAGACCGACCCATCTTAATTTTTCCAATTTTTAGCTTCTTCTTGTATTGCATCTTTGTGCAACAAGCTGCAATGGATAGTCTTGGTATGCCTGTTAAATCCTCAAGTTGATAGGATGTAAGTGGGCCGTTTTGTAGGCATCTGATAACTGCTTCTTGTGTCATTTGTAAAGGTTCTCCAGGTTGATTGGTCGGTTGAGATGAAGTTCTAGCGTTCTGGCAAGCAAAGCTGTTACAGCCGCATCAAAGTCCTCTGGTTCGGTTGTATAAGCACCTGCCATTGTTTGGGCGTACCCACACAAGGCTTCAGCGCATCTTTTTTCAAGTATTTCAGTTTTCATGCTCAGAATATTACTGTTGTTTTTATGCTTGTCTATTAGGGTTTATCCTAATTAAATAGTTGTAAAACCTGTGGCACATTAGTGGTGTTGGGAATCTCAAGGCACGAAGTCCATCGAGCTAAACAGTTGCAATGCCATCGAAACTTGCTCTCAACATGAAAGATTACTTCTTTCATCAACAGGGACGAATTGCAAAAACGGACACTTTTAATAAACCTACAGGAGTGAATATGCCGATTCTTAATGGAAAAAAGGTCATTGACCTAGAAGTAGATGGAGTGGTAAGTGGAGACTATCCAGATTTCTGTGATGCCTACTTCTCAGATGGATGCTATGAAGATGGAACACGATTGACAGAAGATGAGTTGAATAAGCTCACCGATCTGGCGGGTGATGTTCTGTGGGAAATGGCCTTTGAGAGTCTCACATGAAAACACTATTCCAAACCTATGTGTCAGAGTTCTCAGACATCCACTACTGCCCTTATTGTTTGACAATCAAGGGAGATAAAATAGTCTGTTGCCAAGAAGCAGACTTTATTGAGTTCAAGGATTTATATCCTGAACAACAAAAAGAGATTATTCAACAAGAGTTAAATGAAAATCAAAGGAGTTAATATGGGTTCAGTACATAAAAAGTTAATGGCAGCAAGAATAAGTCTGCAAGAAGCACCACTAAAAAAGTCAGGCCACAACAAGTTTGCGGGATATTCTTACTTTGAATTGGGTGACTTTATCCCAACCATTACCGAGATTTTTTATAATATCGGTTTATGTGGCGTAGTGTCGTTTGGCAAAGAGTTGGCTAGTCTGACTATCACAGACACAGAAGACGGCTCAGAGATCGTTCTGACAAGCCCTATGGCAGAAGCCAATCTAAAGGGATGCCATCCTATTCAGAACCTTGGTGCTGTAGAAACGTATACCAGGCGTTATCTCTGGGTGTCAGCAATGGAGATCGTAGAACACGATGCCCTAGACTCTTCTGCTCCCCTGAAAGAAGATAAGGTCATCATTAGCCCAACTCAAGGCGCACAAGATAATATTCCTCCAGAGGAATTACAGTACTTGCAAGAGATGGCAGTTGATTTAATTGCTACCTGTGAGCAAGGTGACCCCAAGGCAGCTTGGGATAAGTTGGAAGGAGAGAACCTTGATGCAGAACAAAAGATTGCATTGTGGACACTCCTACCTAGTAAAGTGCGTTCAGCTTTGAAAAAGGCTAAGGAGTTGTAAATGGAAAGTGAAGACATACGCCCAATAGATTTTTTGCCAAACACATTTATTTCCAGAGATGGTCGATTGTGGAGGAATGGCAAAGAAAAGAAGTTTACTGTTGCGACAGTAGGTTATGAAGTTGTTAGTTTTTCAAATAACGACAAAACAAAAACTTATTACAAACACCGATTGCTTCTTCATGCTTTTGTTGGCAAATGTCCAGATGGATGTGAAGTATTGCATATCAATGGAAATAAGCTAGATAACAGGCTTGAGAATCTAAGATGGGGGACAAGAAAAGAAAATGTAGCCGATTCTATTAAGCATGGTGTAGCAACCATTGGTGCAAGAAATGGTCAAGCACAATTAACTGTTGATATGGTTAAGGTTATTCGTCAATTTAGTTTGACGAAAGATTCTGTAGAAAAACTATCAGATCAATTTCAAGTATCTAATTATGTAATTAGAAGAGTGTTAAATGGGTTAACGTATAAAGGAATATGAAAATGGAAAATGATCGACAAAATCGGGACAATAGTGGCGTTTTATTCAAAAGCGATAAGCGTGAAAATGAACGTGCTCCACATTATCGTGGAAATATCACAGTAGGCGGTCAGGATTACTGGCTATCTGCATGGGTCAAAGAGGGCAAGTCGGGTAAGTTCATGGGTCTAGCAGTATCACCCAAAGAAGAGTACCAGCCCAAACAAGCCCCTAAGAAGGTAAGTATTGCAGACGAAGACCTGCCCTTTTAAGTTAATATAAACCCGAGGGGAGAGCTGTGCAAAGGATTTTCCTAGCTTGCAGACGAGCAGTTTTCCCCTCACCCAATAGGAGTTAACAATGAGTTTACTAACAAGTGTGTATTTTAAAGATACGT